GGGCTTCCATGAGGAAGAAGGGGTTCGCTGAATCAGGTGCATTGTTCTTTACAACTGCTTCCTTGAAGGCGCGGTTGAGGGCGAACTGACGCTCCTCGGGGGTAGCGTTGGGATCTACATTGAGATCAACCTGGGAGAAGTCAACAGAGGCTCCTTGGATTGCAAGGTTCCGCTTGTCCTCATCAGCAGCCCGCGCAAGCATTCCTTGGAGTGATGGGGAGAACCCTGAGAGAGCCTCACCCAACTGCTGTAGGGAGTTACCACGGAGTTGTTGCCCAGGTGCCGGGGTGACATTGAGGTTCACCGGCGAGGCGGAAGGTTGAATAGCGACCTGCGTGAGGTCACGGGGTGTAAGGGATGTTGCCATAGTTAGTACCACCCTCGGCTAACCATGCGGACTGAGGTGGGCATGGAACCCATGAAAGCCTCGCGTCGAGCAAGCGTTGAGTAGTTGGCGGATGACGAGGCACCACCAGTACCGAAGCCCATCCGATCTACATTGCCATAAGTATTTATGGCACCCAGTACACCTCCACCGATCTGAAGAGCAGGAGTAAAGGGGCTCGGTGCGGTAGTCGTTGGGTAGGAACGGATCATGGTTCCATCGGCTTGCCCCTGCATACCGAGTTGTTCAATCATCAGTTGGCGACTACGGAAGTCGTAGTTGAGGTTGACATTGGCGATGGATTCATTCTGTTGACGGGTGAACTCGTTCATCAACATATTGACGGAGTTGCCTTGGATACCCGCTTCGCCCGTAGTGGTACGAATGGAACCAAAGGCAGTCTCAGCTTCCTGACGGATCTGCTGTACCTGTTGAGCCTTACTGATCTGCTCCTCACGCTGACGGACACCGACCTGCTGATACTGGAGTTGCAGGTTCTCTTGGGCAAGCCGCTGCCCTTCTTCGTACTGGTACTTCTGTGAGTCAGCGGCTTGCTTCTGGCCGGCATAGGACACACCGGCACCCGCTGCTGTTGCTGCCACCGACAGCACTGCCATGGTTCCAACAGCAGCTTCAGCTGCCGCTGACGCTCCCAGAGCGGCACCAATGGGTGCTAGGAATGGAATACACATGAGTTAGATAGCCTTTCGGTAGTAACCGATTCGTTGATTGTTGTGAGTAGCGATATTGGTGAGAGTGAATCCCACCCATACCAGCCAATCTGTATGTTTCGTGTTTCGCATATCGACCCAGTTTCCTACTCCGGAAACACCAGGCAACTTGGAAACAGGAGCAATGATGTGGTTCACCCACAGCCGACTCTGCCGCAGGAATGCCATAGGAAATGTGAAGAGCTCTTCAGTCCCTAGAAGCCAGACGGTGCCTGTGGGCGTGATCCCGAACATGGCCGTGGGGTTCCCTGTTTCCCCGATGACGGTGAGGCACTGCAACGAATGCGCCAGACCCTCCCGCAGAGAACACAGCGGATCAACCCCCCACAAGTCGCACTCTTGTCTGTCAGCCGGACGCAGAGCTCCTGCGATCCGAGCACAATCGGCTTCTTTCGAGGGACGCACATGGGGGGTCATATAGTCCTATTACGGGTTGAGTAGTTCGCCTCAAAGGAGGCACTTTGGATCCGACATGGAAGATGAGATGTGCTGACTACAGATACCTTGGCATCAGCAGCGCGACAGTGGATAGGGAACCTGAACGAGTCTGTGACTAGATTCGGAGTACCGGCAAGCAGACTTCCACCCAGGATCGAACCATCGAATGTGTAGGAGAATGGGGTTCGATACTTAGGGGTGACTTCAACCTTGAAGTTCCCTGTTTCCTCGAACGATAGAACTCCATAGGTGAGTTGCAAGCGGCCATCAATGATGGGCTTATCCTGGTTCCGTGCATACTGCTTCGAGAATGTCCAACGCATTTCGTATGGAACACCCACCCACGCAACGGTTCCAACGAGATTCGCAAGGACAACTACCTCAGTGCTAGTGACCTGAATAGGCTGATACTTGATCCCGTTGGCTACCACTACGGGGCTATAGGCACTCAGGTTTAAGTTAGGTGGGTAGGTGAACTGGGTTGTTCCAAAGACGCTTCCCGCGACTCCTGTGATGACTACACGACGGTCGAGATGGACACCCCAAGTCAGCCCTGTGTCTGTGAAGCGTCCTTCAAACTCCACCTTCTCCAAGAAGGTTTCGGTTCCACGGGTAACCACCATGTACAGGATGTGGTCGTACCAGTGCATACCGGCAACCACTGCATCAGCACCGAGATCCCATTTGCTCCAGGCTGATTGGATCTTCTCGCTACCGTTTACGAACCACTTATGGTTGTAGAGGCCGGTTGATGTACGGAGGAATGCCGTACTGTCATGTGTGCTCACAGCGATCTGCTGAGGTACCCCTGCGATGTAAGCAGGGATGTTGGCAGTGATATCGAGTCCGTCATACTTCTCATCGACTGAGATACGCACATACTCACGGACACCCACATTCTGCCCCTTGCTCTGGATGAACAAGAGTGATCTACCCGTAGGTTGTGGCTTACAGACCGAGGAGAAGTTCTCGAAGTCTGTGGTCTGAACGATCTCCACAGTCTCAGGGGTCAGATTGGTATCCGCACCGGAACCTAAGGAGAACTGAGTGGTATCCGTGAAGAGTATCAAGCGTTCATCCCAACCGACTGCTGCTCGGAGTGCTGATACCTGAGCATGGGCTACCGATACATCGATGGGATCTGACTCAATGATCTGCGTTGATGTTGTACGCCAGAAACCGAAATAGTTCCCCGCCTCACTCATAACCACCTTGTTGTCCGCGAGGAAACCAAGGCGATTCCTGTAGAGGAACATATCGTTGATCTTGCGTCCAACGAATGACGGAGGAGCTGCTGTTACAGCATCACCTACCAGGCGGAGATCCCAAGTGGGTTTGAAGCATCCAAAGTTGCCATCTGACCGTCTTACAAGGACATAAGGCATTGTGGTATCTGAGAGTGTCGTAGTAACACCGAAGCCAACCGACTCTTCCCATCGGCCTGAGCCGGTGATCCCATCGTTAGCAACGAAGATCCCGTAGTAGTCGCTAGTAGATGGATCTTCAATGTCAGCACCAATGGCTATCTTGAATCCATGAGGAGCCGCTAGGGGTAGTTCAGAGATACGGGCTACCTTGCCCTTAGCAACAGCCATCAGGGTTCCACCGGCAGAATCAGATGTCTTGATGGTGAATGTCTTGGCACCACTAGTTTGATCCTGAGTAAGGACTACGGTGGATCCTGTGACAGTTGCTGCTACAAAGTGAGTAGCAGTTCCTGCGTTAATCAGGGTCACCAAGGCAGCAGCAATGGTTTCCGTATCAGCGGTAGGGGCTACAGCAGTTGTCGTATGGGTATATGCGTAGTCAGTAGTCACATACCGAATCGTCACCGTATACTTCGTTGAGTAGGCAGCCTGGATGACGGCTATAAGAGCCTTCTGTTCCGCAGCAGCCGTTGTTGTCCCTGCCATTGCCACAGTCGTAGTGGTGTTCAGCAAGAAGGTGTAGTCAGCAACCGTGAGTGCCCGTAGGTTCGCAGGGGTGTTCAGGTAGCCAGGGGGTGTGAAGGCAACGGTGCCGGTACCTGGATCCGTATAGACAGGAATCTCTACACCAGCAAGCGTAAATACCTTCAAAGTAGTTGATGTTCCACGCACCACATACCGCTCAACCGAGTCACGATTGATGAAGTGCACAAACGGTGCTGCCGCTTCAGTAGTAGCCAACCGCGCAATGTGGTTCGTAGGTGGCCGCTTAGTCAGCCCCTCGGTCAACGAAGGGTAGGCATTGGTCTGCTCCTCAAGCTGTGAGGGCAACCGCATCTGAGGGGGCTGCTGAGAGACCCCTTGAATCAGGTTGGGGATCTGGAGCGAGATTAAGCTCACGCCCACCTCCGGAGGTTCGATGAGACATCTGCATTGTTGAAGATGTTGAGGTCTGCTTGCTCAGATTCAAACTCACGAAGAGTCATCCAAGCCTGAACCTCATCACGCTCCGTAAAGGCAACACCCTTCTCACTCCCAACCAACCGGGCTACCAAGGTGCGCCCTGCTCGGATCATTGCGTACCTGCGGGCTGACTCAGGCATATCGTCCCATTCCAAGAAGAGGACTACATCGAGTTCATCCATGTCAGTCGTGAAGACATCCGTGGAATCCTCACGGTTGTAAAGGAAACTCCCTCTCTTGGCGACATCCTTAGTCGCATGGTCAACACGAACCCAAGCAGCGGGTACTGCAATCTTGCCATTGACATTCTTAGTCAGAGTCTGCTTGGTTAACTTGTTCCAAGACCACTCGCGGCTGCAAAGGTCTCGGCAGACTTCATCGAGGATGTTGATGGACATACTCACATCAGCCGTAGCAGTTGCTTCAAGCGAAGACACCGGGGATTCCCCGATGCAGGACAGCATCGTGTTGATCGCAGAGATCTTCGTTGTTTCAGTGAGTGCCATGGGGTTCTCGATGGTTGCTTAGGGGATCAAACAGAATCCCCCTGCACCTATTTCTAGATGCAGGGGGGATAAGTGGGTTAAACGGGATTAGGCAACAGCAAGACCAATGGCGCACTCAGGACGCAGAACGCCGAAGCCAGCCATCATCTTCGAGACAACCAGGGTGCCCTGGTACTCGATCTTGCGCTCCATCTCAGTCGTGACATCGAACTTCTTGACGCAACCAATGGCATCAGCGTGTCCACAGATACCCCA